TTTTCACATCCCTATCCTTTGAAACTGTCTTTTAGACATTTTAGAAGTTTCTCATATTATTTTCATAAGATTAAAATGGCAACTCCCCCTGATCGCAGAACCAATCATCCTGTTCCGCTAACTCTTTCATTCTCTCTACATCACTGTCATAACCCAGGGCATCCAGTACCGAATCAAACAACCCATCACCAACGAACAAGTAAGCATCTTTTTCAATAGTACCGATCCAGTACATCCCCGCCTCGTTTTGAAACAATACCTTCTCACCTATTCGCACATGTTCCAGTACCGATCCGTAGTAACACACACGATACCAATGGCCCAGATATTCGAACGCTTGTACACCACGTGTCTGTGATGGATCAAACCCTGTCTTACTTGTCATTATCATCCCTCACTCTATAACTGTACATACATACAGTATTAATCATTTCCTTCCAGATTGACACAACCTGGCAGAACACCCGCTCAAAATAGTATCTAGAACCTACCTGTTCCGGGGGGATTTGATATTAAACCTTTACAAGGTAAGGTAAAAAAATGATCTATATCAGCAACTTACATCATAATGAAGAATGAAAATGATAATAGACCATTGGGCAGTACCCATAACATCTACGGATGGAAAACTACTAGGTATGGAGTTGAGAACAAGAGTAAACATCAACGGCTGCCCGGTGATCATAGGTAAGGGGCGAGAGTCTAAACAACTGTTAGAGGACATACATACTCAACAAGTACGCGAGATTGAACGTAAGGCCGATTGGTTCCAGGAGCATAACTTGTTCTGTGTTCTAACTACTCAGACCGATAGCAGAGCTGACAAACTACCGTTCCTGAAGTACTTCACAACTGACAATAACTCTTCAGAAAAGATCTGGCTCGATGCAGTTGGTGCAGACCTATCCAGTACTCTACCTTTAGTCGCTGGTGTGGTCGAAGTCGCCCGTCTGGATCGTAGGTTTACTGACGAACACATCAACCGGGATATCTTCCCCATTATCGTTAAGAACCTTCTCCAGTATTGTGAGAAAGTCATAGTGCCAGTACAGGACAGATATTATCTATCAGCACTACGTAGAGCAGGCGTATGGGCGATACAAGGCGAGTACAAGCCGATATGCTTCAATCACTGTGAGCAGCTGATAGCAGCGATTTAGCACTTTAATGAAATCCCCCCTGATATCAGGGGGATACTACTTTATGATTTATCAATAGATATTTCTTCATAAAGAGATGATAATAAGTTTTCAATATCATCTCTTAAAGCTTGAATCCTTTTTGGATATTTGCGAACGATTTCTTTTGCATTATCATATTCAGATAGTCCTGGGTCAGAAACCATAGCGTCTTTAACTTCAAGCATTAAAAGACTTTCATGTAACTGCCAAATGTTATCTTTAATTTTCTTAGAAGAGAAAACTGTGTAATCAATAAGGAAATTGGATATGTGTTTTTTGATAGAGTATATATTTGAAAAGAGAATTATATCGGTGAAATTCTCATCGGCAGGAAAAGATATATTTGCTGGAGATTCTAACTCTTCAAAAAACTTAAGAAGTGGTTTAATTAATTCACGCTTTTCTTTAAGGTCTTGCTCAGTAATCTTGAAAAGAAACTGTTGCTTACTCTCTTTCAACTTACTTTTGTTATTGTTGGATTGAATGAGATAAGAGATTACGCCAGTAATTAAAGAACCTAAAATAGTACCAATAACACTTATATTTTTTGAAAGGAAATCTAAAAAAGATATATTGGTAATGTCATGTACAGTCATTTTGCTTTATCCATCATTTCGATAATAAGCTTTTTAGTTTCAATAGAGCAAAGTGCTACATAAGCTTCTTCATCATCAGCTTGTATCTTTTCAATACGATTACCCAACTCACTGATAAAATCATTACTCTTAACAAGTTCGATGATTGATTGTGCAAATTCTGCTTTCTTCTCAGATGAGTACAATGAAGGTACATAAGAACGAACGGCTAAAGTAGTTGCATTCCACTGCTTTGGTGTTACAGCTTCATCGGTTGCTTTCTTTAAATCCTCTTTGCTTTTAGTTTTGAAAAGACGACGGTAGGCGAAAGAAAAAGCGAAAATGATAGCGTCAATGATTTGAACTTGAACAGACTTAGGTAACTTTAGAAATAAGTCAAAGAACTTACGAATATAGGAAAACATTTAGAGGGCCTCATATGTATGGGAAAGTTAAAGGTTATCATGAAGTACTTTGTAATGCTATTGGAAATGATAAATATCATAAACAGATCGCATTCAATTAATGAAAAGGTTCTCCCATGAATTTTGAAAACACCGCGTAGATTTCGCCACGCGATCTTTAATTTGTATGTGACATTATAACAATACCCACGACAGGTATTAGGGTAGCAAAGGAATAAAAATGACTAAAAAAGCAAGAACAACGGGCTTAACAATAAAGTACGCCGAACTTGCCGCTATGTATGGTTACGATCCCAGTGTTGTTAGCCGTGACTGGGTGGCACGTGGATTAGATTGCACAAAGACAATGCCCGAAATAACCCAATGGGTAATACAAAATATCCTTAACCCTCTTAGAAATACAGATACCAAAGAACTAATTGAGAAAGAAAGATATCGTAAGTTGAAAGCAGAAGCTGCAATAGCTGAAATAGAGTTAGAAGAGAAGAACGGCGAGGTGGTCAGTACTATCTATATAGAGCAAGTGTTAACAGCATACTTATTCCAAGTGAAAACAGCAATGCGTGCAATACCATCAAAAGTATACCTAGAATTATTTGTACAGACTGATGCTAAAGATTTAAGGGACAGATTGAAACAAGAAATAGACAGTACTTTGTACCAATTAGGCTCGATGGAATTTGAGCTGCCGGAAGATATGGAAATCATGGAAGATGAATACGAACAAGATAAAAGTAACAAGGATACTAGCGAAAATATTGCCGACGATCCGCCCGCCGAAGATTCAGAAAACGAGTGAATGGATTAGTAACGGTATAGTAAAGTTTGTCGATGGTCCTAATATGGGGCTTGATTGGGTTCCTTTCTCATTCCAAAAAGAACCTATGGATATTGCTCAGGAGCGATCGACAAAGAAGATAGTACTTCAGAGTTGTAGCCAGCTACTTAAAACTACTGTTCTTCAATCCATTGCATTTGGAATAATGGCAAATGATCCATGTAACTTTGCATTCGGTTCCAGTAGTGAATCTGAAGTAAAGAAATTCAAGGATGGTAAGTTTCTTCCTGCCATTGAAACCAGTGAAGTACTTGCACCATTAGTGACAGACAAAAATGATAAAAATGCTGCAAACAATGCAAAACAAACGCAGCTCGTTAACGGTACTTTCATCTATTGGTTGAACCTCAACACGCCGGGCAATCTTCGGGGTATCACTTGCCGGGTGGTTTTGCTTGATGAAGTTTCAAACGTAGAAATTACTGATGAGGGTTCACCAATCAAGTTGGCAGAGGCGAGAACAAGTACCTTCGGTGATGATGCTCTTGTAGTTGTTTCGAGTACTCCCCTCTATAAAGATGATTTGATTAATGCTGAATATAATTTATCAGATCAAAGAAGATACTTTGTCACTCATACTTGTGGTCATGAATATACCTTTGAATGGGAGCAGGTAGCATTTAGCTTTAAGCAATTAGAGAATGGAAGATCAATACCAGACAGTACTACTACTCGTTTGATATGTCCACATTGTGAGGCTGAAATAGACGAACATACACGGCATCAGATGGTTAATAAGGGGCGATGGATCGCAACTAATCCAAATGGTGAGAAAGGTGTAGTAGGTTATCAAATTAGCCGTATGTATTCACCGCTGAACACTATCGAAGAAATGGTAAGTAAGTTTGCAGAAGCACTTTATAGCTTCACGATGCAAACTTTCGTTAACAATGAATTAGGTTGGCCGTTCGAAGATGAATACCAGAAAGAATTAGATGTAATCCAATTAGAATCATTACGTGAAGATGAATTTAACTTACATGCAATACCTGATAGCGTACTTGGGATATGTATTGGCGTTGACCAGCAATTAGACCGCCTGGAAGCAACTGTATTAGGATTTGATGAGAAGAATGTTTATGTGTTAGGCCATGAGTTCTTCTATGGTCATGATTGTACTAAGATCGAATCACCTGCATGGGCAGAGCTTGATGTGTTTTGTAGGCAACAGTTTAAAACTGTAAGCGGTAGAGATACACCAACATTAGCAGTATTCGTTGATAGTTCTAACGGTAATGCAACAGCTACAGTAAGGACATGGGTAAGGAAATCTTCTAAGTATCACTCTATCAAGGGCAGATCTACAACTACTGGCGAACTATTTAAGACCAGTACAGAAGCAAAATATCCTCTACTTCTATTAAACGTACATGAACAGAAAAACAATATACGTAAACTTCTAAATTTAATGTTATCAGAGAGTCCAGAAGATTCACCAACTCAATTACGCTTCAGCAGTTCGCTACCTTCAGATTATTTTGAACAGCTTAGTGCCGAAGAGCTGAAGCCAGCAGGGGGTAAATTAGTTTGGCGACTCAAGAAAAGCCAGAAGCGTAACGAAGCATTAGACTGTTTAGTGTATGCAATGATAGCGATCAGCTATTCCCTATCTGCACCAGTGATAGGTACTAGCCAGCCTTTCAGAAGATTACGTGATCATAAATCTAAAGTAGAGAAAGCTATAACTAAAACTATAAATAAAGCAGAAGAACCAATTCCCAAACCAGAAAAAAGAAAAGCGTCAAGACGGACTGGAATGGGTAGTAACTGGTTCGGTAAATGATAAGGATATCGAATGGCATTATTACCAGAAAAGATCTATATGGTCACACAACCATATGAATTTACGTTAATGGTTCCCGCTAAAACAATTCTTGTAGTAAGTTTTACAACATCCGGTCTTAGTACTTCATTAGATAATTTACAGTCTGATACTTCAAAAGAATTTAGTCTCCCATTGGCGATTAGCACAGCAAGCGAAATGCTATTCTGTACGCAAATTAACAATAATAATGTGAGTACTTTTACTTCTGAAGTTATCAACCCTGTATTGCATACTTCTGAATATGCCAAACTAAAACAGATGATTGAAGAAATTGATGCAGTAATTGCAAATAAAATTAGCGGTGGGGCTAATTACAGTATAACAATCAATAATAAAACATTAGTAAGTGAATCTCTCAATTCGCTTGAAACCATGCGTGAACGCTACGTAAAGCGTGCTAATGCCTTATGGGCAAAGATGAACGGTCTTAACGTATCGGGTAATGGCAGGCCATTCAAGAGTATCACCGTGTTTAAGCCTAACACGTGGAGGACTCGCTAATGTTTTGGAATAATAAAAAACAAAAGGAAGTACTTCCAGCGATTAAACCAACTGCACAGAATCAACGCTCTGTAAAACCCAGTAATTTGAAGAAGGATCTACAGGCAGTACGTAATACCTCTGTTTTAAATTTTGGATTTAATTCAAATAGCGGTACAAATATTAACTACATTCTGATGAGATCGTTAGCTATTTTTAGGGCTTTTAGCAGGGATGCAGTACTTAAAAATCCCATTGGTCGGAAGTACATGAATCTATCCGTAGATGGGGTAGTAGGTAGTGATGGTATCTATGTTAAGCCTGCTGTAGAACTTCAGAGTGATGAAGAAGAACTTCATCGTATTAATACAACTTTAGAAAAGCTATTTGACCGCTGGGCATATAACGCTACTAACTTTAGCCTTGACGGTTCAATGTCTTTTGATAATTTTCAGCAAGTTTGCGAGAAGCTACGGATTCAGGATGGTGAAGTATTTGTAAGGATTCATAATATTGACGGCATGGTTAAGATAGAAATCATCGATGCAGCTCGTTTAACTCAGGCTAATAACCAGTGGCTACCATCCGGTAACTTTATTAGTAACGGTATTGAGTTTGATAAGTATCACCGCCCCGTTAACTACTATTTCTGTACCTACAATCCTGTAACTTATAACTACGATACAACTAATTATGAAGTAATTCCTGCTTCTGAAATCTGCCATTACTTTATTGCTGATGGGATTCAGGAACGCGGCATTCCAGATATGGTAGCAACGAGTAAGCTAATGGAAGATCTTAAGAACTTCACGGAGGCAGCGTTAACGGCTAAGCGTGTTAGTGCTTCAAGCATGGCATTCATAACTAATAATAGTGATACCTCACAGATCGATCTGGTTGATGGTAGTCGCGATGAAATCACACCTGTTTACACAGAATATTTTGAAGCGGGTTTTATAGGTGAATTAGGGGAAGGGCAGGACATCAAAACAGTCACCCCAACTAATGGCGTAGACGGTATAGATCAATTTACAAATGAATTAATGAATCAGATTAGTATGGGTTTAAATGTTACTAAGCAAGCACTTCTATCTGATACTTCAAATGCATCATTCAGTGCTGCACGTTTAACTGAAAAGTTACAGCAAACTACATTCCGTACCCGTACTAATGTTCTCATTAGTAAAGTACTAAAACCGATTTATATCGCCTGGTTGAAGAATGAGATGCTAAATAATACCAAATTAAACTTAAGTTTCTCAGATTTTGATGATCTATGTTGTGCTCGTTATATCCCACAGAAGCCTATTTCTCTTGATCCTGTTAAGGATATTGAAGCAGAAGTTATGCAACTGGATGCAGGACTAAAGAGTAAAACACAAGTAATTGCAGAGTTAGGAGGTGATCCACGCAAAGTAATGGAAGAAATCGCAAAAGAGAAAGGTGATAAGGAAGATATCCAGGATGGAAATCAAGAACAACAACAAGAGGGAACTAACGATACCCCTACAGGCGATTGATATTGAATCGCGAACCGTTGAAATTGCATTTTGTAGCGAATTGCCAGCAAAGCGTAAAATCAATGACAAAGACTATAATGAAATTCTTTTATGTAGTACTGAAAACGTAGATCTTCGTAGATTAAATCAAAATGCTGCATTGCTCTGGAATCATGATCCTAATGCTATTATTGGATCGGTACTTAGTGCACGCATGGATGCTGATCGTGTAGGTC